TTACAAAAGCACTAAACAGGCTCATACCCTCGTTACATACAGTCTGTGCTAGTGCCTTAGCTAACCCTTGCTTGGTGTCAGGGTCAAAGGTCTGCATAAACTCAAGCTTCTCAGCCATAGCGTCATACTCAAGGAACGCTGTATACTCAGCCTCAGGAAAGCCTAGGGTATCGTTAAGCAAAGCGTAGGAGCGCATATGAATAGTCTCTCGCTGTGCAAACGATAGCATCATCATACGTGCTTCATTGTTCTTGATTCGAGGTAAGAATACATCTACGTAAGAACCACCTACTATCACATCAGACTGAGTGAATAGCCTAAGTATTTGAGTTATGAAGTTCTTCTCTTCATTAGTAATCTTACCTGACTTCCATTGTGTTACATCCTCCTGTAGGTCACATTCCCACTCTCCCCAGTGTAACTTATCATGCTCAATGGCTTGTGTCACAAAGCTTGAGTAGTTGAAGGGCTTGTATGCTGCTGATTGTGTTAATAAACTCATTCTTTTATCCTTGGCAACTTAAACATTCATCGTCATTTAGTTCTTGTGTAGCATAGTCCTCTAAGGCAACACGTGTAGGCTTGAAGCTTACTGTGTCTGCTTTGGAACCTGCACTCGTCCTTAGGTAATACAGACCCTTAAGCTTCTTATTGAAAGCCCTAAGGTGTACTTCATTCACGTAGGCCTTATCAGTGCCAGCAGGGAAGAATAGGTTAACACTCTGCCCTTGGCATATGTATGGCTGTCTACCTGCTGCATGGTCAATAACCCATCGTTGGTCAAGCTCAAAGGCAGTCTTAAATATCTCCTTATCCCACTCGTCCATCCACTCAAGGTGCTGTACGCTACCTTCGTTAAGTACAATAGATTTCCATTGCTCTGCTACCCATATTTCATCATCATTATGCGCCCTAATCTCTTTATCTAAATACTTGTTCTGTACTAGGTGTGCCCCTACTCTAGTTCTATGCGTAAAGGCATTAGACTTAAGAGGCTCAATACTAGCAGAGCAACCAGCAATAATACTACTGTTGGCGTTAGGTGCTATAGCTAACAGGTGCGAGTTACGCATACCTGCTACGTCAGGGCAAGCCCCACGTTCTTCCGCTAAGTACACTGAGGCTGCTCTAGCTTGTGCTTTAATGTGAGTAAACATCTCAGTATTGTATGCAGTAGCCATAGGAGACTCCCACGGGACGCCTAAGCGTTGTAGGGCACTATGGAACCCCATTGCCCCTAGTCCCAAGGAACGCTCTTGTGTGGCACTATAGACAGCCTTACGAAGCTCCTTAGGTGCATGGAAACAAAAGAAGCTAATTACATTGTCAAGCATAGTAATTAAGTCAGCTACCATAGTGGTGTCTTTCCACTCTTGATAATACTCTAAGTTAACACTTGACAAACAACAAACTGCTGTACGTTCCTCTGATGTAGGTAAGTGAATCTCGTTACATAAGTTAGACCCATGTATCTTTAGACCTTGCTCCTTCATAGATGGTGGTAAGTGTCTGTTAGCTTCATCAATAAAGTTTAAGTAAGGCTCACCTGTCCTAAAGCGTGTCTCAATCAGACGTTCCCATAGCTCCCTAGCTGGTAATAAGTCACGTACTGTCTTATCGTTAGGGTCTACAAGAGGCCAAGGGTCGCCAGCAACTACAGCGTCCATAAACCTATCAGTAATGTTAACTGCGTTATGTAGGTTAAAGGCCTTGCGGTTAGGGTCGCCTCCTGTGGGTACACGTATATTAATAAATTCAATAATGTCGGGGTGGCTAATGTCCATATAGGCAGCATAAGAACCCTTACGTGTCTTACCTTGCCTGTAGGCAGTCATGTCACTATCAACAGTCTTTAGGAAAGGAATTGGGCTAGGAGCCATATCGCTAACACTACGAATGTCAGACCAATGACCACCGACTCCACCGCCTTTAACACTGAGCCAACGTAATTCTGTCGAGTGTCCGATAAGACCATCAAGGCTATCAGGTACATAACTGAGGAAACAGCTAATAGGTAATCCATTAATTTTTTCACCCTCCTTGGGGGCGTTAGATAAGATAGGGGAACTAAACATAAACCAACCTTTGCTGGCATAGTCATAGATACGCTGTGCTAGGTCATAGTCATTCTTACAGAAAGCATTAGCAGCACGTGCATAAGCGTCCTGTGGATCTTCACCTTCTCTACAGTAGTAGTCAGTGAGTAAGGTGTAGGCTTGTTTACTTAATAGTTCGTTACGATTATAATCAATTACAATACTCATTTACCCACTCCGTTGTTTCCATGATACCCTTGAATCCAACTAAGGTGGCACCTGTTTCTGTGTTTAGCACTGTAGGTACGCTACGTACTTTATACTTAATAGCTAGATCAATGTCCTTACCAATGTCAATATCTTTATAGTCAATTTCTAAACTATTTAAGACTTGACTTACAGCTTTACATGGGGCACAACCTTCTGTGTAAAATTTAATAATCATTTTGCTTCCTTATGTAGTGCATTGTCGTAAAGCTTACAAACGGAAGAAGCTTGGCGTAATGCCTCTTCTCGTTTTTTACCCTCAGTAATGGAATTTGCTCTGTCTAAAGACTCCACACAATCCTGCCTCAACAACTCTAAGGCTAACCCCCGTACTTGACCTTTCATTAGTATTCCTTCTGATATTCGCCTGTACGAATCATTTCAGCAATCTCAACTGCCCTATAGCCTACTTGCTTTGCCCATCTACTATCTAAAAACTCAAGTGCTGCCTCGTCCCAATTGTGGTTATAAGCAGCTTGTAAGGCTTTTTCAAACTTACGTAGCCTAGGCATACCTAGGTTGAAGCAAATGTCCACTAAGGCGTCATAACGGGCTGGTGAGTGCATGATTAGATCAATAGTCCAAGGGAACGCTACTGATAGTTCATCCTCCACACGCTCAATGTCATTAAGTAGTAGCATTTCAATCTCACGTGCGTTTAGGCCTATGCCACCCTTAGGGTCAATGTTACGCCCTACGCCTATGGTTATCTTATCTGCTGTACACTTATAAGCGTGAGTCTCTACACCCTCATGCGCTGTTATCATCTTAGCTAATTGTGACATTATTTATTCCCGTCTATTGGTTCATTGGTATGCCTTGGATGTAAGGCTAATTCTTCTGGCACTAAAGGTGTATTCTCTTCAATAAGAAGGTCAAGGTAATGCCTTGCTTTCTTCAAGTCCTCAAGTCCATTCTTAGTACGCCACCTAACGACATACTTAACTACGTTACCTTCACAGAAGAATAACCTATTAGCCTGTATGAACTCTATAGGCTGAATCTTCATGTTCTGGTAGTGGCTACCACCTACTTGAGACTCAAGTGCTTTAGGTTCTTCTTGGGTCATTACTGCCTCCATATCTCCAAAATCATCAAGAAAATTATACTTAGGCCAATCTATGATTCTAGTCATTATCTTCGTCCTCTTCCGTAAACATATCTAAGTTTTTCATTACCAAGTCCTCATAACGATCAACCAATGATTCGCTTGTGATACCTAGTAGCTCACATAAGAAGTCAACATCATACTTATTTAATATTTGTTCTTTTATTTCTTCAAAGGTGCTAGACATTTTAAATGCTCCAGTAACTTATCAATAGATTTCATGGTGAAGTGTGCCAGACCTTCTTTGTCACACCACTCACCTAGGTTCATCTTAGAGCCTTTCCTAAGGCGCTTACGTGAATCAGAAAATACAAATATTAATGGCCTATCAATCTCGTCCCTGATAGCTTTGTACTTCTGAGTGTCGCCTACCCTAAAGAATCCCTTACACTCTATCATAGCTCCTGTACGCTCACAGATAAAGTCTGGTACGTACTTCTTATGTATTGTGTAAGGTAGTCTGTAAGGTTCATACAGGAATCCTGTAGTCGCTTCACTAAAGGCACTTTCAAGTCCTGATCTAAACTTATTCTTAAGTATCATGGGCGTGACTCCAGTGTTTCTGAGGCACAATAGTATACATTAGCGTCTGCCAGTGCTAACTTACCTTTTGAATCCCACTCGTCTACGTACTCATTTAGGGTAGGCTCTAGCTCATGCCAGTACCAGTCACCGCAACCTTCCATTGTTAGGTGGTTAGCCCACTCAGGGGCATCATTCCAATTAGGTTTCATTAGACAGCTCTCCTTCAATAGTTAACCTACGAAAACCATCCCAAGTCCTACGCATATACAATAGGTTCCAGCATACTTCTAACCTATCCTGCCAATCCTCAGGGTGGGCCTCTTCCCACGCCTCTCTGACTTTATCTAACATATCAGGCTGAGGTACGTCAGCTAGAAGCTTCTCTGCTTTCTTAGGCCCTATGCCTACAAGACCTTGTATGTTGTCCGTAGAGTCTCCTGTAAGCATTTGTAAGCACATCTTACGATAACCTTGGTCTTTACATATGTAGTACAAAGTCTCTTTGGTGAAGTTGTAATGCCAACCTTCTACCATGTCAATGTCTTTGTCTATATGTGCAATAACAAAATGTACACCAGCGTCTAAGGCCTGTTGTGCCCATATGGATACTACATCGTCAGCCTCACAGTTGTCAGACTTATGGTGGCCTAGGCTATAAGCATAGTTATTTAATTGCTTACGTCTTTTAGCTATTTTAGCATCTAAAGGCTTACCACTTCTATGTACTTTATAATCCTCTGCTACTGCATACCTAAAGTTACCCTTACCTTTTAAGGCTACCTTAGTCTCTGTGCTGCAAGTATTCCACTCAATGTCCTCTATGGCTTTATCATAGTAAGACTTAGCTGTGCTTAAGCTTATGTCAGTCTTAAGTGCTATGCGATAGATAATAGAATCAGCATCAACAAAGCAAATGTCAAAGGGCTTGCCTTTATTATTCTTTATGTTCATGCTGCCTCCAGTATTTCTTTAGCTTCACTGAGGTCAATCTTAAACCATTCATTCTTCCTGTCCTTACTCAAGGCCTCAAGTGCCTTGTGTGCTTCCACCTCTGCTGTGTGTCTGTTTTCCTTAGTAACACTATGGTATAACTCATAAGCTCTAAAGGGGTCGCTTGTTTGATAGCTCTTAAGGCGGTCTGTAGCATCAACAGCTTTACCTACCTTAACCCACTCAGGCCAAGCCTTGTTAGTGATAATATAAACATCACCTTTAGGAGAGGCATTGTAATTAGCAAAAGAGCTAAAGGCTGCATGGTCAAAGCTTTTATAATTGCCTGACTTCCATAATGGGTGAGTCTGTGATACGTATTTACCAGCAACATACATACGCTTTAAATTTCTTCTATTTACTGTTTCTACTCTACATCTTCCATGTGTTCCATTCTTACAAGTCCACCATTCTCCATCCTCAAAGAATTTAGTAGGGTTTATAGGTTGTCTTTCTTTTACATTAGTCATAATTTCTCCTAGTGAGTTTCGGCC